ATAAGAAACATCTTAATGACGGTAGTACAAATCTTATTACATTATACAACATAGAACACGCATTAACGAAGTCTCCCGATTCATGGATATTGGAAGCAATTAAATACCCCATCACCATTGCCCCGATGGGTTGGAAGAATATGTCTCTTGAGACTTACGATGGTAAATATAATCAGATATTATGGTCATTAAAGAAATTGGGTGTTCCATTTAAGGAAATGTTAAAACATAATTCCCTAAATGAGACCGCTGTTGACCTCCACGAACTACGTGGTGGATTATATAGGGAATTGAGAAAGGAACTTCCAGATGTACCTGAATGGGTCTTTAATGACCTTTATTATACCACCGCCAGATTTAATCCAGAGATGATGGACCCTAATCATCCTAAGTATGAGTACATGCAAGGACTTAAGAAGATGAAATGGAAATTCTTCCCTAACCTTCATATTACCATGGATAAGTTGGATTCCGAGTCAAGACATAACATTGGACCTCGTATTAAGGGTGCAACCCTATTTGATGGTGATAAGGAACGTCATGAGAAACAATTGGAACTCCTTAAATCCGGCAGCAAGAAACCATTGATTATGGTAATGAATCCCACCGAGAAAGGTAAATTGGAAATGTGGGAGGGTTGGCACCGATTGATTCAGTTATTCATTATGAACCCTGACGGATTTGAATATCCTGTTTATGTTGGTATTCGTTAATTTCTAACCTCGTACTGTCCTTTTCACGGTTTTTGTACTCCGGTACCCCCGTTCGCAATTTGTGACCCTTTAATTTTTGTGTCCCTTAATATTAATGGGATATTTATATGTGTATATGAAACTAATTGATATTATATTTGAAACTGTTGTTGACGAAGCCGCAAAAGTTACTCAAGACGAATTTATGCAAAGAATTAAGAGTAAATTCAAGAATGATTTAGTTACACTACCTAATGGTAAAAAAGTTCCTCGTTATGACTTTTCCAAAACAGTTTATAAAGGTTCTAGACATCCTATAACTTTTTATTGTAACAAAATAGGTGATAACGGTAAACCTCATGGTACACAACAAGTGGCTGCAATAAACAATATGATAAACAGAAACGATGGTTGTAAATTATGTGGTGCTGAGAACACATCATCTCGTTTTGGTCATAATCAAGATAAGTTTATAAAAAAGGCGGAAGAAAGATGGGGGGAGGGTAGATGGGACTATTCTAACTTAGAATACAGAGGAAGTGAAGAACCTGTAGATATTATCTGTCACAGGAAAGATGAAAATGGAGTGGAACATGGGCCATTTACTATTAATAGAGCTCAGTGGTTCTTGGCAAAGAATAACCCCATGTATTGTAAACAATGCTCCAATGAATATCGTGCAAATGTATTTACTCAAAAATCACGTACACGTGAGGAGTTTATAAAAAGGGCTGAAGAAGTAAATGGTAAGGGTACATACGATTATAGTCAAATGATTTATAAACAAGGTAAAGGTAAAGAACCTGTGAGAAATATCATCTGCCATAAAAAAGATGAAAATGGTGTGGAACACGGTTTGTTTAATGTGAAATTGGCACAAAGTTTAATTGCTCAAGAGAGACCTGTAGGTTGCCCCAAATGTGGAAAACTTAAGAAAACAGAAAGAGTATCATATAAAAAAGATGAATGGATTGAATTTTCTCGTAGTATACATAAATTGAAAGATGGAACACCAAAATATACCTACGAGAAAATTGATTTGATAAAATCACCCTATATACAATCCATTGATGATGTGATTCTAACCTGTCCAAAAAAAGGACATGGTGATTTTTCTATTAAATCGGGTGCCCATTTATATAGTAAATCAGGTTGTTCCAAATGTGCAACGTCCAAAGGTGAGGATGCGGTGGCACAATATCTTTATTCTTTAGGTTATGACACAATAAAAGATAAAAGATTTGATGACTGTACAAACGCTTGGAAAGGAATTACATGTTACAGATATAAATTTGATGCGTATTGTCCTGATTTAAACACCATATTTGAATTTGATGGTGGATTTCATTTTATAAGAACCTTTAATCAGACCGAGGAACATTTTGAATTACGTGTAATGGATGATAAATACAAAAACGACTATTGTATGAGGAAAGGGATTAAATTGGTAAGAATTGCTTATACCGACATGAAAGACATCAAAGGACAAATTGATAAGGCATTACAGAGTGATAAAATGTTATGGTTATCTGATAATTACCCTAAAAAGGGTTGGAACCGTTAATAATATATTAAAACAACTATAATATGGGAACAGCAGCAAAAAAACCACGTGCAATGAGAAGTGTACGTTCAGGAAGAAAGAAAATGGAAATCTATAAAAAGAATCAAGAAATTCTTAAGAAGTATTTGAAATTAGTTAAAGAGTAATGAAATTTGAACATATCATTATTGAAATGATTCAACATGATGTTGATGAGATTGCAACGAAAGAAAAAGAACTCGTTGGTAAAGGTGCATTTCATAATGTATATCCATCCAATAAGAACCCAAACATGGTTTATAAAATTGGATTTGATGAAGACGTTAATGGTTGGGTTGATTTATTTAAAAGTCGTCCTGACATATTCCCAAAGGTATATGGTACGGGTTATGTTAATATCAAATTGAAAAAACAAGTAACGAACTTCTCTTGGAGAACTGGCGAATTTAAACCAATCACATATAACCCCGGTGATACTATTAAAGTAAAGTATGTTGCAGTTGAAAGATTGAACACAGAGAAAGCAAAACAATATTGGAATTCATTAGCTAACGTTGTTTCAACAATGTCAGGTAAATCATTACAAACATATCTTACAAGTTTGGGAATGGATGAGGAAATGGAGGAAGAATTCCTATCTATTGGTGAAAAAATAAAAGAAACGGGTAATGAATTCATTTACGAAATCTTTGTTGGGTTCTATAATCTTATTCATTCTGTATACGAATTGAAACCAACTGCAGATGTTCACGTCGGTAACTATGGGTATGATAAGGACGGTAATCTAAAATGTTTAGATATTTAATATTATGAAATTAACAGACATACTAACAGAATCAAAGTCATTTGATGAGTTTGCAGAAAAAAGAATGGGTGGTGCATCTAAGATTGCCGATAATGCTAAAGAGAAAGGTGGTCCAGCAATGTTAACCTATCACCATTTTAAGGTGAAACTTCCTTACTATAAGAAAGCATCTGAAGGTAAATTTGATATAGAAGAGTCAAAGAAAGAGTTTATTAAAACATTAAAAAGTATATCTTTAGATATGAACCAAACTGAATTTCAAATAGAGGTTGGTCGTTTAGAGGTACTTGGTGAACTTATAATCAAACATAAATAAAGATACCTCCGGTTTGAAGACCGGACTTAGGGCCGGGACTAGTTACTAATCCCGTTGGGACAAGAATTCGCTACTCTTGTCCCTTTTTTATTTAAATTATTTTAACAAATCCGTATATTTATAGAGATATAAAATCAAAATGGGAAAAAAAATCAAAATCACAGAAGAACAATTAAAGAAAATAATTGCGTCTAAACAAGTAAACGAACAATCTGCTGGTGCAGTTGGTGTTGAAAATGGTATGGATGTTGCTAGCGAAACAGAAAGAATGATTGATAGTTTTGTTAGTCAATATAAGGATTTGGTTGCGGGTTCAGAATTCGATAGTGAAGAGGCTCTATTAAATGCTTGTGACATATTAAAAAATAAGTTATGTAGTAATAATGAACCAGTAGATTACACTATGGGTAGTGATGATGAAAACATGATGCCAAACCCACCTTCAGAAATTAATATGAACGAGTCGGTAATCAAAATAAAATCAGAATTTAATAGATTTTTATAATGGCGGATAGTTTAATGAAGCAATTTGGTGGGATTAGTAAGTTACTAACTTATATGTTGAATAACCCGACCGTTAAGGAAAGGGAATTTGTTATTCACACATTAAAAACCGATGATTCTTTTTCACCCGAAGTTGTTAATTTAATTTTAGGGGAATTAACTGATAAGACAGAATACCCAAAAGATGACGATTTAAGATTTCAATACAGTCTAAACGAATCTATTAAAAAAGAATTCGATAGATTTATTAAATAAGTTTAAAACCCTCAATTATGAGGGTTTTTTTTTGACTGATGACTTTTACGTGTTCTTTAAGGAGAATATAGAGAAATGTTATCATGTATAGTATTTATACTATATGAAAATAGTATTAACCGAAAATCAATACAAATCTATTATTCTTGAAGAGACGAATGGTATCGACTCGTTTATTGATGAGTTATTGACTGCTTACCCAAGATTGGAGTCTCACATTGATTTAGTTAAGAAATTCATAGAAGAATCAAATTGTCAAGATATTGAATTTGGTACCTTTAAATTACCAGCTGCGGGTATATCGTTACACAATAAAGTCGTTATTAATAAAAAGGTATTACAATATACATTAGAAAATACCCTATTTGTTATTTTCCACGAAGTGGCTCATCAATACCAATATAAGAAATATGGTTCAAGTATGATGCACAGATTTTATGTTGGGGAGGTTGACATGGATGAGGCGGTTAGATTTTTAAAATATACAGAAAATGTTGCGGATCAGTTTGGGTTGAGAAAGTGTAGGGAATTTGTTAAATTAGGTTTATTAACCAAAGAATACATACCTAAAATGGGGGGATATGACAACTATAGTGATATGATGTTTGTTAACTATCTTAACACTCTTAGAAACAGGATAAAAGAAAGTGGTGAGACAGATGATGAAAAAATAAGTGAATCTCTTTATAACTGGGCCATCGTAAAATTATAACATGAAAATAGTATTAACCGAATCACAATTAAAGTACATTATTGAATCAGAAAAAAACGGAGTCGTACATTGTGATGGTTGTGGATGGGAATGGAAGAAATCTGAGGGTGGTAAAGACCCATATACTTGTCATAAGTGTGGACATGACAATGAAAAATTGAATGAGGATGACGGAGAAAGAAAGGATGTTTATAGTTCATTGACCGATAAACAAATTAAAAGTATTGACGATTTAAATAAGGACGCAAAATTCTTAAAATGTAAGGCGTGTAGAAAATTATATACCCAAACAACACACAAAAAGAAAAAATCACTACCCATTTGTCCTTGGTGTGGAAAACATAATTAACGATAATTAGATATTTATTTAAAAAATAGAATTGATGAAAAGAATTATTTTTACAGAAAACCAAATGAAAATGGTTTTAAGTAACATTATAAATGAACAAGTTGGATTTGAAAGACAAGATAATGTTAATACTATTGTGTCAACAAAAGACCCTAAACACTCCAAATTTTTTGCAACCAAAGATTTGGGTTATATGGTGAAGAGAGCAGGTTTAATGTGGAATACAAATACAAAAAGTATCGTACCCGATGAAGAAATGGATAGGGAATTTGCCAAAAATGTGGCAAATATGAAATCTATGATGGATGGAACATCCGTACAGGTTTTTGATAGCATGTTAACTAAAAATCCAAACTTTTATTATTATTGTGTATTTCTTTTTATTAATGGTCAGTTTGGAACTCAAACTAAAAATAAAAAAATTGTTGTTGATAATCAAACAACAATAAAACAAGAGATGGTTAGTCCGGGACAAGACGGTAAGGAAATTGATATTCCAAACGTAGAACAGGGATATGAAATGGTTACTCCCCCGTCGGTTGAACAACCAATGCAATTTCAATTTAATGAGGCGATAATGACCCCTCAATTTATTCAATACATTAATGAAACTATTTTTGGTGGTATTGATCAGGCCATTAGTAATATGACCGCTCAATTAGAAAAAGATGGTAGAAAAGCGGTGGACGTTTACATAAACAAATTACAAATTACCTCATCTAGCTCAACAATACCAAACGGACAAAGTAAACAAACTTTTCCTGGAAAAGTTCCAACATTTAAAGAATTATCAGATGCAAGAGCAAAAGTTGTGTACGATTATTTGGTAGATGGGTTAACCAAAAGAAATGCAAAATTCAACCAAGAGGGTATTGTAATTAATAGTAATGGTACGAATGCAGGTAAAATGATTAAAATTAAAAATGGAAATAAAATGATTGAGGTTGATGGGACAGGTACAAGTGGGGATGCATATGTTGGTCAGGATAAACAAGAATTGGTTAAAAATCAAAGAGTTGATATGTCATTTGCATTTGCGGTTAGAGGAACTAATCCTCCAAAAACAGGAAAGGTTACAATTGACCCGATTCCACCACAATTTGCTCCCGTAGAAGTTACCGATTTTATAATTAGATTTACTGCCACCGGTAGAAACATACTTAAGTTAAGACCTAACATTAGCCTTAGGATTACATTACCAAGAATATCGTTTGGAGGTTTCTTTGGAAGAGGAACAAGTATGCCATGTCCTAAATTTTAATTTAAAGCAATAAAACAAAAATACAGGGTTTTACTTTCATCATAACAATGTGATAAGTAAAACCTTTTTATATTGGGGTTAAGAAGTAATTCGTTATGATTTTTTGAATATTTCCATTTTAAAAAACAATATTTGGCAATATTATAATTCGATACAACCCCCATTGACATTTCATTTTTTACATAATTTAATTCTTTAAGTTCTATTACAATTGTATCTCCCTTTTCATTTATTATTTCTTTAAAATGTTGATAGTTCGGTTTGTTTGTTAGAGTTGGGATTTTAAATAGAACAATATTTTCATAAGCCTCACTATATTTTAATCCCCTATTAAACACTTTATCTACAAACCCCCTGTGACTATAATCTTTGGTTATATCGTTACAACGTTCATCGGAAAAATATTTAATTGACTCATCTAATGAAATTCTGTGTAGACCATTACTTATTCGATATTCATTAATAATCTCCTCAAAATGAAATATAATAGACTTTTCATTATATTCAGGATTTGAAAACCCGAATACAATTGGTAGAAACAATAGGATTAAAAATTTCGTCATAAATCAAATTTACACAAAAATATAGAATATTTCTGATTCTACTAAATTTTTTATGTCCATTGTCTAGATATTTATAATTAAATAAAGACTTTAAACACAAAACATATTATGTTACTAAAACTAGGATCTGAAGGAGAAGATGTAAAAAAACTCCAAGTTAAATTGGGTGTTGACCCAATAGGTAAATTTGGACCAAAAACAGAAGCGGCGGTTAAAACGTGGCAATCTGCTAATGGTTTAACTGCAGATGGTATTGTTGGTGATGGCACTTGGGGTAAGTTATTCTCTGAAGGTGTTGTAAGTGCTCCAACAATTATAACTGAACCAGCACCTGTTGCTTCAGTTGGTGGGTTAAAATTAGAAAAACTAAAGGGTCATATTCCTGATGCGGTTATTCGTCAAATTCCCGACACGGCTGCTAAATTTCAAATTAATACACCGTTAAGATTAGCACACTTCTTGGCACAATGTGGTCATGAATCAGGAGGGTTTAGAGCTACAAAAGAAAATTTAAATTATTCAGCTAAGGGATTAGTGGGTACGTTTAAAAAGTATTTCCCAAATGAAGCAGCAGCAAAACCATACGAAAGACAACCTACTAAAATTGCAAATAAAGTTTACGGAAATAGAATGGGTAATGGTCCTGAATCATCTGGAGAAGGTGCAAAATTCTGTGGACGTGGATATATCCAATTAACTGGTAAGGAAAACTACACTGCGTTTGGTAAATCAATTAATGAAGATATCCTATCAAATCCTGACAAGGTTGCATCAGATTATGCATTATTATCAGCAGCTTGGTTCTTCTCAAAGAACGGTCTACATAAAATGGCTGACGGTGGAGCAACTGATGCTGTTGTTACTTCAATTACAAAAAGAGTAAATGGAGGTACGATTGGATTAGCGGATAGAATTAAACACTTTAAAGAATATTATTCATTATTATCATAAATAAAAAAGGGACTTAAAGTCCCTTTTTTTATATCTCTTCTTGACCATCCTGTTCAGGTTCTTGTGGTACCTGAGGATTTGGTTGTTGTACTTTTTCTTTTTTCTTCTTAGGAGGCAACCCGTGTTGAATATCACCATATTTCCCACCTTCGTAACCAACCATAGTAGGTACTCTTTTTCCTTCGATTACAGTTAACCTATGAGATAAATCTTCTTCCCACATTTGTTTACTAACTAAATAACCTAACGCTTCACCACCGTCAGATAATGTTGGGTTATCGATTATTACGTAGAAAGCATCTCCATTATCTGCAGAATAAGATTTAACGGCATATCTTTTACCTTGCTCATCTTCAGTTCTCATCATTTTTTCTTCAGAGAATCTGTCATTATATTCTATTTTAGTTGTACCATCCATTACCCATTCAAATGAACTGATATGATAGATACCAAATAAATGAGAAGACTTGCTTTGATAAATTCTATAATTGTCGTCTTTTTGTCCTTTTCTAACAAGAATATAATCTTTTTGCATAAAATCATTAACGAGGTATTCAATACCAGGTTTTCCGATTTGTTTTAATTTTCTATCTAATTTTTCACGATATGGAAAATCGGGAGGACTTGTTTTTAATATTGCAGTTAATAACTTACTATTTGAAATTCTTGATGTTGCATCGTGTAATTGCATCATCGTAATGTAAGTTGTTTTTAATTCAGGAGTCATCGCATTCCAAGAATCAACTTCTTTAATTTTACCTCCGATACCAATGTATTCGGACATTCTTTGGGGTGTTTGTGCCGAAAATTCATTAGGGTCACCTGGTGTCTCATTAATTAAATCTGTAACTTTTGCCGATTCTAATTCATCAGGAGATAACGCTCTCCACTCAATCTTTTCTCTTTCACCATCTAATTGTGGCCAAGTATTAACAATCCAATCCCAACTTCGTGTGTCATCACCATCATTAATCATTGAACTTACTGTGTAAGATCCGTAATTGTTTATTTGAATGGCGGCCATGTGAAATCTCGCCTCTTCAATACTATCACTTAGATAATTTCTATTTTCATCAATTAAAAAATAGAAAGTTTTTTTATCACGATTTCTATAGTACCCATATTGATTCGTACCATTACCGTATAGATAATTACCCTCATCGTCATTAATTGACAAAGTTCCTCTCCAAGTAACACACCATGGTGAATTTACCCTACCCTCTCTCTTTTGAACTCTAAATTTAATCCATTGATCCCTATGTAAAGATTGATAATAATAACCCATTCTTTTTGCTTGGGTTTCACTTAATATTTTATAAACCCTTACACCACCTTTATTTATAATACAATTCTCATCACTAAACCACATTGGTTTCGATGCCTCAATTTTTGCTACGTTTGGTTGATTACCATCGGATGCAAATATTGCATCAAGTTTAGCCTTTTCATCCTCAACATCGTTTTCCTTTTCTTCACCACCCAATTCAAATTTACCAAACTCAACCAAAAAAGAAACTAAGTCTTTAAATTTAAAAACTTGTATTTGTTTTAAATCGTTTAATGAATATTTCTGTTTATCTGGAAATCTACCGTCATGTCTTTTTAAAAATCTTAGGACACCAGAATTATCAATAGAAATTTGATTTTTAATGTTGCTGTGTCTATTAAAGACTTTTTCTCCTTGCTCGTCTGTTAACTCGGGAACCTCAGTTCTCCATTTAGTCATTAGTTCGTTGAAAAAGGTTTTTTGATTTGCTTTTATCTCCTCAAAAACCATATCAAATATTAAATCATTAATCTTCATAGTATATAAATATCCTATAAATATCTTTTTTTAGTGTTAAAATCAAGACATTTATTGGGTTAATTGAGATTCCGATTTAATATATGTTTGTTTTAAATTATCCAATTCATCTAAAATAGATTTACACATCTTTTCAATCATTAATATTTTCATGAAATTATCCGCGTTAGACTTGTCAAACTCAGAATTGTAGTTATTTAAAAGAACCATTTTCATGAGATTGTCATTCTCCGATTTTAATGTTCTTTCCTTTTTTCTTTGGAAATACTTCTTAGAATTTTCACGTGTACAATCAATACAGTAGTTACTGTGACCATCTAAAACTAACTTGTTTTTGTAAAAATTGTCAATTGTTTTGGTTGTCTTACAACCCGAACATTTCTTTTCGTCCATCTTTTTATTGGTTTATTTATGATGCAAAAGTATGTATATTAAAAAAGATTACCAAATATTCTAAAAAATATTTGTGTATAACTAAAATTACGTTATATGGGAGACCCAATACTAAAAATAGGTTACTATTCAATTTATCAAATAAAGACCACTAGAGGGGTAAAATATAAAGTTGATAGTGGTAAGACCATATACATTGAAAGGTTTAAAAAACACATCGTAAATCCGTATAGAGACACTAAGGAGTTTACTTCTCTTGAGAAGGCTAAAGAATATATAGGTCTTAAATTGGTAAAAAGGGGTCAGGACAAAAAGAAAAAACTAGCAAAATTACCAAAATCATTATATCTCGTATTAATAAAAGAAGAATCTACAGGTAAAACATTTGTTAAGGTTGGTATAACATCTAAAAGATTCATAATGAGACGTTTTAGTAAAGCGTATGGGTATGAGGGATATATTGTTGAGTCGATATTAAGAAGGATTGAAACACCAAATGCGGAAAAATTAGAAAGTGATATTAAAGAAAAACTTAATAAAAAAAGGTCTGTAAAAAAATACAGACCAATTTTAGAATCTTTTTCGGGTTATTCTGAATGTTTTAACTACGACGGATTAGACGAAATTATTAAAATTTTCGATGAATTAGTTACCAGAGGGTCTTAGACTATAAGCAATAATCATACCCGGTTGTAACCCTTTAGGATTACCTTTTAATAAATCATTATCGTGTAATATATTGTAATCTGAATTTGCACCTAATTTTTGAACTAATCCACTTATTGTGTCACCGTCTTTAACAACATATAATTTGTTAGTTTTGTCTTGGTCTAACATTTTAATCATTCCAGATGAAAATGCAAATCTACCTTTTGGGTATTTTTTCATTTGTTGTGAAATTGGGGGATTACCGTATACCGCATTAAAATTGGCATCCGGACTCATTTGCTCACTTATTTGAGAGTCTATTATTTTTTTTAATTGTCCTTCTGTGAATATATATTTTTTCATAATGTGTTACTTTGATTTAAGGTATACTGATAAATATCCAGCCAAACGACTACCTCTCTCTATTAAAAAATCTTTCTGTGTTTGTGTTAGTTTCTTTTTATCTCTATAGTCCACCCCCATTGTCCCAATACATTTATCCGTTACAATATCAAATAACCCAATTACATATGATGCACTAGTACCCGTTGCATCCGCTGCGGACTTTAATCCATAAGTTGCAATGGTTGCATCTTTAAAATCGGAAATCCACAAATGTTTATTTTCCATAATGTAATTCATCGATCTTGAATATAACGATAGTGGAATGTCTGTAAATAAATGAATAATACTACTAATACCTGGTTTAACGTCCTCATATGTTATTGAAAACTTTTGAATTGATTTGTTAGTGTGAAGAAAATGACCGCCATTGTGAAATTGACTTATCCAAATTCTATCCGCATCTAACATATCTCTAATTTCCGATATTTCGTCAAAAATAACCAAATTTCTTTCGATGTCATCTTTGACAATGTCTTTCGATACTGGTTTGGATAGTTTAGCTTTTACATATTCAAGTCCTGCCGGACCAACTAATGCTGTAATAACGGCCACTAAGACCATACCAATTAATTCTATTGTGTGTTGTTCCATAGTAATAATTCTATAAATAGTTATATTAAAAATAAAGTTTTAAATTTTATTACGTTTACCTCATAATAAACCGAAATTAATTTTAAACTGACAAATAGTCATTGTATTTTATGGTCTTTTTTCATATAATAGTTTATTTATTTTTGTTGTCGGGGGACAAAATAAACTTATTTAAATTTAATATACGGGAGATTTCACAAACTCCCTTTTTTTATGTATATTATGTAACATATGAGCAAGATAATTAACTTTTTTGGTGGTCCTGGTATAGGTAAATCAACACAAGCATCAGGTTTATTTACCGAGATGAAAAAACGTCACATGAGCGTCGAATATACGTATGAGTTCCCTAAAGAAGTTGCGTGGGAAGGTAACATATCTCAATTAAAAGATCAATTTTTTATTACCGCAAATCAACATAGAAACATTAGTCGTCTTTATGGTAAGGTTGATTATATAATTGTGGACTCACCGATTATTCTTGGGTGTTTTTATGAACAAAGGTATGGTGATGATTATCCTGCATCCTTTTATGGGATGACAGGTTTAGGTGACTTCATATGGAAGTTATTTAAACAATATGAAAATATAAACATAATATTAAAGAGAAATAATGAGACATATGACCCTAACGGTAGGATACAAGATTTACAAGAGGCTGAAGAAATTGATAGGGATATTAAACTCACATTGGATATTAATAATATACCTTATAGTGAATTTAGTGTTCATAATGACACTCCTTTGGAGATTTACAAATATTTAATAGAAAACAATTTATGAAAAAAGGTTTACTATTAATCGTCTTTATTTTATTCAGTACAGTATTATTTGCACAAGACACTATAAGAGTTAAAAATCAAGTATTTGAGGTACTTTACTCTCAAAAATTAGAATCACCTTTATGGTTAAAGTACCGTTCAACTAATAGACCTACAAACGTAAATAGAGGGTCAATGGACTTTTATACTGAAAAGAATATACACACGTCTAACGCCGAAGATTATGCTAAAAACATATACGATAAGGGACATTTGGCGCCGGCAGCATCATTCTCTGATAATATGGAAAATCTTAAACAAACATTTTCATATTTGAACTGTATGTTACAGGATCAACACATGAATAGAGGTGAATGGAGATTACTTGAGGAGCAGGAAAGAAAATGGGATGACAATGAGAATTTGACAATCATCATCAAAATATTTTTTGACAAACCAGTGAGAAGATTACCTACAAATTCAGCAATTCCGTCATATATGCAAAAACACATTTATTTTGAAAAACAAAAGAAGTGGAAATGCTATGTTTTTTTAAATGAAAAACCTAAATTTAAATGGGATGAACTTGAGATGATATGCCCACCTAGTGATCACAAGTAAATTATGTTAAACAAAGAATTAGTAAACTATCAAGATAAACTATATTGGGTTTATAGAAGAATTAAACATTCACAAGTAAAGGAAGGTTCAGTTAATGATTTAAAGGAATTTTGGTATTGTGATATGGTAGTAAGAAATAGAAATCAACAAGACGATATTTTATTGTTTTTAAGGGGGATTGAAGAGGCTAAAATAGTTTCTTAATTTCTTTTAAACATAATTTAGTATATCTATCTTCATTTCTTTTCGCTTGTCTTTCCATCGGATTATGGGAATAATATCTTGATAACTCATATTCCCTATATTTTCTACGAACTTGCAAATAATGCGTGTACTCATGGATTACGGTCGCAACTAAATCGTATATTGTATTATTATTTGGTAGATAGATTATAATTTCATTTCGATAAAAACAATAATTACCAAAAATGTCAAAATTATCCATTTTACGTTTTCTTTCACTAAATCTAAACAATAATTTACGTTTTTTTCTATCACATAGGCCAAAATACGATTCACACCACTTTAAAGCTAGTGTGGCGTAACGTTTTTTGGATTCTATGTCAATAGTTCTAGCCATTATTTTGGTTATCGGTTTTTATCGTTCTTTTTGTCCTTTTAGGTGGTTTAACAAAATCGTTAATTGCGTCAAAATTGTTAGAAATGTCTTTTAAAACTGCAGCAAATTCGTAATTTTCATTGTCTTCATGTTTTTTCCACAAAACAGTAAGAAAACTTTTTAATTCCATGTCAGTTAATTGTGCTCTGGATTTTACGGAATTTTTCATTAATTTAAAAACCATATAAAGTACTGACATTTTTTTTTCTTGGGGTAATGAGAAGTAATTCTCAATAGTAACGTTAGATAAAATATTGTTACTCACAGTTTCCAAGAATTGGATAAAAGATGGATGATTTACGTTTACTTTCATTATTATTTCGTTTTTAAATAAATAGTAGATGGTTTATTATAATAAATAAAAAAAGGGATAAAATTTTAGTTTTACCCCCTTTTTTTGAATGGTAAAAAATTAAATTATTTGGCCCATTTACCTCTAACAACAATTTGAGCAATTATGTTATATACTGATAAATCTTGATATGTATCCTCAATAGCCTCACCAACAGTATCTGGCTTACCTAATAACACCAATTGTTTCAATCTCTGAATCTTATCATTCATTCTGAACCAAAGTCCTGTTTGAGATAATTTAATCTCGTCAGGGGTCTCTAAACGAGTCCCTACGGATATATTATCGGGTCCATAGTTAAGTTGTTTCCTGCAAAAGGTTTCGTACTGTTCTTTTAGAATCTTTTTAAATTCTGCAGTTGTTTCTGGGTACTTTTCCTCACATAATTTGATTGGGGAAAGTTGTGGAGTGGTATCTTCTGACATATTTTTGTGTTTTTTATTAATATAATGAATTTTATTTGTAATACAAAATATTTATATAAAAAACACATATCATGGCATCAGACGCATATAAAGAAATGCAATCATCGAACGACAAACCAAGCTCAAGTCAACCAAAACATAAGCAATTGATAAAAATGTTAACATTTAGAGTTGTTCCTGCTTATTATAAGGAGATTGAGAAAGTTGCAAATAACCAAGAAGTAACTGTATCTAAATTAATTAGAAATTACATTAAAGAAGGTATGAAAAGAGATGGTGAATTAACGGATAGAGAAGAAAAAGACTTTGGTTTAGAATAATATATGGAAAAAAACATCATATCAGAAAATTTAGTCAAAGAGGCGGTTGATAAGGTCTTATTTGAGCAAATGTCGAAAGTATCTAGACAGGATTTTAGTAGAGTGCAGTTTAAAATAGAAGAATTACAAAATTCTTTAGGTGAAACAGTAAAAGAATTGAGAAAGTTGGAGGATTCCATACCTTCTGGCTTAAAAAGCACGTCAAACGCGAGAATTTCGGGAATAACTGTTAGTTTATCTAATGCTCAAAAATTGTTAACCCAACTTAAAGACAAAGTTAGACAGTATAAAAAGTCTATATACTCCCAATCTTTGGACGAGAAGAAAAAATAAGAGTTATTTTAGTTTTTCATCATTTTTTAACACTTTTTTACCTTTTTCAGTTAAGAAAAACATCTCTTCGGTGTTATCGTCTTCGTATGAATTTACTAAACCTTTTGTTTTTAGTTCATTTAGTATTGTACCCGCCACAATTTCACGTAAAAGAGTTTCAAACTCATCTTCACTAAAAATTTCATCTTCAGTAAGGTCAGTATCACCATTTATGAACTTTTCAGTTAACATGTCGGATATGTGATTTTTAGCAAAATCCGTAACTTCAATTTCATAATCGAAAAAGAAATTAGTTTCCACCAAAGTTTCAATGATTTCTTTTGTTCTTTCAATAACAATAGGTTGGTATATTTTTGACATGATATATGTTTGATTTTTATTAAAATATATGTAAAAAACACCAATAAAAAAAATTATTTGGTTGAAAGTATCCACATTTTTTTATATATTATCGTATAATTAAAATATAATGGGTAACAACAAAATTTTCATTCAAATTGCATCTTATCGAGATCCGCAATTAGTACCAACAATAAAAGACTGTATAAAAAACGCAAAAAAACCGGAAAATTTAGTTTTTTCAATTGCTTGGCAAAGGTCAAAAGAAGATGAATGGGACAATTTAGATGAATTTTCAAATGACAAGAGATTCAAAATAATTGACATTAATTACGAAGATTCTAAAGGAGCATGTTGGGCTAGAAATAAATTACAACAACAATATGACGGAGAAGAATATACAATTCAATTAGATTCTCATCATAGATTCGCGGAAAATTGGGACGAAGACTGCATAAAAATGATTAAACAATTACAGAAAAAAGGACATAAGAAACCTTTACTAACGGGATATGTATCATCGTTTGATCCCGATAATGATCCAGCTGGCAGAATCCAAGCCCCATGGAAAATGAATTTTGATAGATTCATTCCTGAAGGTGCGGTGTTTTTCTTACCTGCAACAATTGACGATTATCAAAAAAGAACAGAACCTATACCCGCTAGATTTTATTCAGCACATTTTTGCTTTACATTAGGTTCTTTTGTTAAAGAAGTTCCACATGACCCCGAATATTATTTCCACGGAGAAGAAATTTCAATTGCGGTAAGAGCATACACGTGGGGTTATGATTTATTTCATCCACATAAAACCGTTGTGTGGCACGAATATACTCGTAAGGGTAGAAAAAAACAATGGGATGACGATAAACAATGGGTAACCAAAAACGTAAGTTGTCATAAAAGAAATAGAAAATTATTTGAGATGGATGGTGAGGTAAAAGACATTGATTTTGGGATTTATGATTTTGGTAAAGAAAGAACTTTAGAGGATTATGAAAGATATGCGGGAATTTCATTTAAAAAGAGAGCGGTGCAAAAATATACGGTAGATAATAATTTAGCACCCAATCCACCTTTATATGGTGATGAATTTAATGATTCATTTTTATCAATTTTTAAACATTGTATTGATGTTACTTTTGATAGAGTACCTGAAAATGATTATGATTTTTGGGTTGTTGCTTTTCATAATGAAAAAGATGAAACTCTTTTTAGAAAGGACGCAGATAAAGATGAAATACGAAGATTAAAAAGTGACCCTGATGGATACTGTAAAATTTGGAGAGAATTTACAGTTGAAACAAAGCCAAAATATTGGGTTGTTTGGCCACATAGCGAATCTAAGGGTTGGTTAGAAAGAATAATCGGAGATTTATAAATCATATCATGAAAATTTGTTTTTTAACAGAAGCTAATTATCCTAATTACGTCAAGAGAGTAAAGGATTACAATATTAAAAGATTTTTAGAATTAGGGTTAGATATACCATTTTATATTTCAACAAATCTAAAAGAAGAATTTAGTGAGTATGAAAATCATCCACTAATAAAAGTTTTTGATATTGAAGATTTAAGAAAGGATAATGAAAAATCAAAAATAAACGAACCATTACCTGAAGACCCTTCTGGTTTATATCCTGCTAGATATCCGTGGAATTTAAGAAGGTTTATTTTAAAAAAGGCTGCCGAAGATGGTTATTTAGGTTTATATTTTTTAGAATGTGATACTAAAATAAAAGATGGAGTAACAAAAGAAGATGTTATGAATCATTTATTAAATTTATACGAACCAAATACCATTAAAACATCTTCTGCAAGATTCGTCTACAAACACAGATACCCAACACAAGAATTATTTTATTATCATCAAAAATATATCGATGATTTAAATCTTAATTTTAGTGAAGATGAATACGATACATTAGACGGAACAAATCAATTATTTTTTGGGGAGAGTAGGGAAAGTTTCGATAAGTTTTTTAATAATTGGGACTATATTGTGGACTACGGTTATGAAAAATCGTATGGCTATAAAACAGGGTATCTATCAAATCTATCTTTTGTAATACCAATGTCTAATTTTAAATTAATACACACTGACACTATGTTTGTTACAAATCACGTTTATGAGGATAGATATTAAAAAATATAAAGATGTTTACAATACAAAATTTTAACTTTGCAAATAATGGATATTATATTAACTTGGATTCTTCAACCGATAGAAAAAATCATATAGAAGAATTAAAGATTAAATATGACATTCAAAATCTAAATAGATTTTCAGCATTAACTGATGAAATGATACAATATTCATGTACTAAAAGTCATTTAGGGGTATTTCAAGATGCACTTAATAATGATTATGAAGTTATTTTTGTTTGCGAAGATGATATGGATATAAATGATGTTTGTTATTTACCAAATAGTCAAACTAAACCAACATTTAATGATTTAATACCTCAAATTTATAATGACTTACAAAATGTAGAGTGGGATGTTTTATTATTTGGTTGTAATCCAAAATCAAATCTAATACCCGTCACAAATACCTTATCAAAGATTGATAGAAGTACAGGTGCATGGGCATATTTGATTAAGAAAAGGGCGTATGAGTATGTTGTTAATAATTTAAATTATAGAAAAGATTTATTGGCAATAGATGATTTTTTACCTAGATTAAATGATGAAGGATTTGTAACTTTAACCACGGTACCGATGATTATAAATCACGCGGTGGGATTTGTTTCTACACTACAACCAAGAGGTCCTGTTAACTATAACGCTTGGATACAAGGTAATTACGATAGATTCATTTATAGCAATTATAATATAGATTTTACTGAGGAAAAGATAGAAAAGGACGTTACAATTGTAATTGCTGGACATTTTGTTGAAAATTATTTGTATTATTTAAATTATCTATTACATAGTTTACCTAGTGAGTTACTAAAGTGCAAATTTTTAGTTCATTATGACGAGTCGGGTAGTAACGATATTAATTTAGAAAAATTCAAGTTAAACGCATATTTTAGAGACGCTAAAAGTGAATTAAATGTTACCATGACCACAGGATTTGGTGGTCTAATTTCAACATTTAAGAATGTTATTAGTAGAATTAAAACTCCGTATTTTATATTTTTAGAACATGATTGGGTTTTTCTAAAGAAAGATAATATTGATTTTTTAAAATTAACTCAGTCATTTAAAAAATATGATTTTGTAAATTCGGTATGGTTCTCAAAAGACGATAATACAATGAGAGGATTCGATATTGCTAGAGATGTTGAAGATAATGTCACGCCTTTTGATAGGGAGTCTAGAATTGATGAAATCGATTTGATTACAGTATGTAGGTGGTCTAATAATCCGGCAATGTTTAGACTTAGTAAATTCAAAGAATGGTTCGACAAATACATTAATAATGAACATGTAGGTACGGTACATCAAGGTCAACATAATGTTGAGGAAACGATGATACCTACATATAGAAAGATAATTAGTGAAAATAAATGGGAAGATATTAAAGATGATTGGGGGACATATTTGTATGGTGACATTGGAGAGGGTCCATATGTTGGTCATACAGACGCATCTAGACGTTATCAAGGAGCATCGAAATCAGGTCCCGAATATAATGGAGAAGAATACATAAAAAATAACCCTTTATAATATATGAAAGTTAATTTATTTACGGGGTGGTTTTACGAACCCAAAAATGAAATAAGAGAATCTGAATTTGATTATTGTTATCAAATAAATAAAAATTTAAGTTTTGATAATTACATTATTGATACATCAAAGAGACCAACTTTTAATAATTTTTTAAAAGAAATAGAAAAATATCCAAACGATATAAACATAATTGCTAATCCCGATAATTTTTTTGATGAGACATTTTTAACTGAGTTACGTAATCTATATACGAATTACAAAGAAAAAGAAAAACTATGTTTAGGATTAACAAGATGGAATTATGTTAATGAAAACCATATTTGGTTTTTTAATGCAAAGGATTCGCAAGATGTCTTTATATTTTATGGTTCTATTAATTTAGACGAATATGAAGAAATACCTTTTGGTGTGCCTGGAGGTGATAATAGGATGGCAGCATGGTTAATGCATAATTTTAATAAAAATGTATATAACCCAAGTAAAGATTTAAAATATTATCATTATCATCCATCAGATGATTTAACCAGAACATATTTGGATGAAAACAGACAAAGAAAATCTTACATAACCGGACCACATGAATTTTTAATTCCATGTTCATTAAATGATATTAAATAATGATAGAGAATATATTATCTTTTACAAATAAAAAAATAGATTCGTCAATTATTAATGACGAACAAATAAAAAATTTGGTTTTCTATTTGTTAGATTCTATCGATAATAATGTCGAGGGTGACGTTGTTGAGTTTGGGTGTTATGTTGGGGAGTCTAGCAAATACCTAATGAAGACATTGTTAGAATCAAATTCAAATAAAAAACTTTTTGTTTACGATTCTTTTGAAGGTCTACCTCCATTATCTAAATGGGAAGAAAATAGCGGGTGGAGAGCCGGAACACTAAAAAGTAGTGAAGAAGTATTAATCTCAAACTTCGAACAGAATAATCTACCATTACCTATAATACATAAGGATTGGTTTAAGAACGTTCCTGAAGATAAAATACCTGAAAAAATATCTTTTGCTTTTTTAGATGGTGATTTTTACGATTCAATATATGATAGTTTAAGTAAAGTTTTTGATAGAGTTACTGATGGAGGTTATATTTGTTTTCATGATTACCAAAGAAATGATTTACCAGGCGTTCGTGCTGCAATAGAAGATGTTTTTAAAGAAAAGGGAGTTGATTATACTGTAGAAGAAGTTTGTGAACAATTAGGGGTGTATAGAAAAAATGGTATAATTGAAAATAAAATACCTAAAAGACCCAATGGTGAAGTTAAATATGGTGGGACAACAATTGTCACTGGTATTTGGGATATTAAAAGAGAAGAACTTACTGAAGGTTGGAGTAGAAAATTTGACCATTACTTAAATCATTTGTCTAATTTGATGAAGACAGATGATAACATGATAATTTATATTGAGGAGAAGTATAGGTCATTTGTTGAGGAACGTAGAGCTAGAGAGAATACATTAATAATTGTTAGGGAACTAGAATGGTTTAAGAAAAGTGAATTCTTTGATAAGATTCAAAAAATAAGAAATAATCCAGATTGGTTTAATACATCTGGATGGTTACCTGAAAGTACTCAAGCAAAATTGGAAATGTATAACCCAATTGTCATGTCAAAAGTGTTTCTTTTAAATGATGCATCAATAATGGACCCATTCAACTCATCTCATTTAGTTTGGGTGGATGGTGCAATTACAAATACGGTACACGAGGGTTATTTTTGGAAAGATAAAATTACCAATAATATAAGTAAGAATTTCAACAAGTTTACATTTGTTTGTTTTTCATATGATGGTAAAGTTGAAATACACGGTTTCAAATATGATGAGATGTGTAGATATTCTGAAGACGAAGTAAATAAAGTTGCAAGAGGCGGAATATTTGGTGGTCCTAAACATATGATTAGTAAAATCAATGAAATATATTACTCATTGATGAACGACACATTATCCAATGGATTGATGGGAACTGAGGAAAGTCTTTTTACTATTATTACATACAAGTATCCTGAATTAGTACAATATTATGAAATTGGTCAAGATGGATTATTGGGTGTGTTTTTTGAGAATTTAAAAAATGACACGTTATTAGCAAAACAAGAAAAATCAAGTGTGGTTCAAATTAACCCACATAGTAAAGAAAATGTTGCACTATATGTAATGACATATAACTCACCAAAACAATTTGAAAAATTATGTATGTCTTTTGAATTGTATGATAGAAATTTTTTAGACAGACCAAAGAAGTTTTTATTAAATAATTCATTAAATAGAGAAACGGATGTTGAATATTCAACATTGTGTACGAAGTATGGTTTTGAAGAAATAAAGAAAGATAATTTGGGTATTTGTGGTGGAAGACAATTTATTTCGGAACATTCGGAAGAGAATGGATTTGATTATCATATGTTTTTTGAAGATGATATGTTTTTTTATTTAGGTCCTGATGAATTTTGTAAAAACGGTTTTAAAAGAAAAATAAAAGATTTTTACAATGTCATGATGGATATTGCTTGGACCGAAAACTTTGATTTTCTAAAATGGAATTTTACTGAATTTTTTGGTAGTAATAGTAGACAATGGTCTTGGCATAACGTATCTATTGACACTAGATCTAAATTGTTTCCTGAAAAACCTGTCAAAACGAATAATGACCACAATTACGCACCTTACACAAATTTTAAAAATATTAAAATCCATAGATCTGTTCCATATATAACCGGTGAGATTTATTATTGCAATTGGCCTCAAGTTGTATCCAAAGAGGGGAATAGGAAAATGTTTTTGGCAATTAAATGGGATAGCCCGTTTGAACAAACATGGATGTCCCATATATTTCAAGAGACATTAAAAAACAACATAAAGCCGGGACTATTATTAGCATCCCCCACAGAACACGATAGGTTTGAACATTATTCAAGTAATGAGAGAAGAGAAAACTAATAATAAAAAAACCCCTATTTTGGGGTTTTCTTTTTTTCTTCTGGTTTTTGTAAACCTTTTTTTAGCTCACCTTTTTTCTCACCGTCTTTTTTCATTGCGATTTTGTGTTGATTAGAGATTTTCTTTTTCTCTTCTTCAGACATTCCAAATACTCCCATATTAAATTGTATTAGCGTTTATTATTTCAATTGAATCGTCTTTTTTATTTTTAAGTTTTTCACATTTTTCATATTCTTCTCTTTCCTCAAAAACTAATATTAACGAATCTATTATTTCTATGTATAATTCTAAATCATTATCATATGATAAGATGGTACATGTATTATTATAATCATTTAATATGTCATTGTCAAGAGAAGTGATAAAATCATAAATCATGATTAACTCCTCCTCATCATAATTTCCAACATTTAAAACTCTTGTTGCCTGTAATAAAAAATTAAAATTCATATTATAAATACATTCTATTGTTTATCTCTTATTAATTTATCTAAGATTCTAAAACACTCTAAAAATCCATCATATTCCACCTCACTTCTGGTCGTCTTAGAATCCTGAGTTGGGCCAAATACCACCCCATTAGCCAACGATATTGAAAATACCCATTGGTGAGGGTTATACATTTCAATAGTCAAATATACACCTTCTTTATCAAAAAAATAATAAAGTTTTTTTGTGTCATAAAATTCCAAAGTTGATAAACTTAAAACTCCCACATTAGGAAACATTACATTTGTAAATTTCTTAAATGAGGAAGGATACAAATATTCAACACTATACCAATCTATCATATTATTAATTATAATGCATTTATAGTACTTTGTATATTGTATTTTTTGTTTTTTCAATAAAATCAATATAATTATGATTGTTTACAATGATTATACACGAATTCTATTACAATGATGACAACAGGAGGTTGTACATTGAGTTTTCAACAGATGATGATAGTGATAATTTCTATCGAGTTCTAAATCTTGGATTTGAGGATGTTGAATACTATTCTCCCGAAATAATTGTTGAGGAGGATATGGAAGATATCGATGAAGATTTTGTAAAAGAATTAATTACTCAATACGGTAAAGAAAATGATTTACCAGAAGAAAAAACTTTGTGATATTTATTAAATATGGGATTTTTAACCGACGATAATAAGGAGAAGTTAACTGCGTTCGTAAAGTTCGTAAAAAACCAATTGGAACTTAAGACAGTTCCCACTATTTCCATTAAAGGTAATAGGGATGGATTAAAAACGACCGCAAATTATGACTATACCAAAGAAAATAAAATTATCAAGGTATATGGTAAAAATCGTGCATTGGTTGATATTATGAGAAGTGTGGCTCACGAAATGGTTCACCACAAACAGTTCGAAGATGGTCGTTTAGAACAAAGACCTCCCGATATTGGTGGTGAAATTGAAGATGAAGCGAACGCCAAAGCCGGTCAATACATTAAATTGTATTCAAAAGAAGACCCAACCATTTACGAAGATTAATTAATGGTTTTACTAACACCATCAATATATAAGATTTGATTATAATATTGAGTTGGTAAATTGTTGTTTATAAATGTATTATAAATCCCCAATTTCATTTGAATTGAACACTTTGTTGGGTTACTAACTGTAGGTCGACCCTCAATAAAAAGTAACTTATCATTTACATAAACTTTAATGTATCCATCAGATTTATCCGAGACTTTAACTTCGTATTTTATGTTAATCCATTTATCATATGGGTTATTTGTTATTACATAATCATGTAAACCAATCCAAGTAAATTCTTTATGTGTTCTAATCAGCAAATTATTATTTTTTTCCATCACCAAATAAGCTAAAGAACCAACAGTCCCGTCACCACCGTCCCAATGGACTTGACTCAATACCAATAAACCGTCTTTTGTTGGTTTAAAGTTGTTTTGGGTGGGTATAAAAACATTCTCTGTGTATATAATGGTTTTCCCAAGGACGGTAGATGGATTAACCCAATCCTCCCTAATTTCACTTCTACTTCTACCTGTTGAACAATCATCATATCCAACACCTCCACCACAATCACCCGGTTTTAATTCAAATCTGGATGATTCATTACCATCACAGACAGGATAACCATTTATTTTATTAACAATAAGCGAACCATATGATTTATTACCATATGTGTTATTATTAACAAATCTAATACCGTTGAAAACATCATAATTGATGGTATCCGAACATGAATAACCAATAACACTATCTTTTGTTTTTTCTACAGAAACAACATTTCTTGTGTTTATATCTTCTTTTTGACAAGAAGATATTACAACTAATAAGATTAATAATCTTCTCATATTATCTTGAAAAATATAAAGTAACTCTTACAGTTGCGGCTTTGTCTCTTGCACCATTAGACATATATAAATCCGTAACAATCGGAGGACTAAGTAATGTTAAAGTTCTTGGATACCCTACATCATTTGCTCTATATGTATAATTTGTCACCGCACCGTTGGCGGTATTCATTACCTCTAAATTATTATCATATAACGAAAGATTTACCCAAAATGGTTCAGGTTTAACATTACCTACCATTTGTTGATAATCGCAATACAGTTGTTTATTATTACTATCAAACTCCCATGTGGTTTTACCTTTTATAAAACGTCTATCTACTGCGGTTTTTGAATAGTCTTGTTTTAATATCAGATTACTATCGGTTAATTGTTGTATATTAAAAAAAGTAATACACACCGTATCCGTTTTAATGACCTTAACGTTACTAATTGCACTTATAACCGTGACCTCATAGTCGGTGAATATCCATTTACCTCCCGTTAATCTGGGCGGAGATTCTAATTCATACTTCTCACACCCAAATAGGGTAAAAACAACTAAAATTGATATTAATTTCCTCATGTCTTTATATTTTAAGCAAAAATAGGTATTTTTTGGTATATCATAATCAATTTCAAAGATTTTTTTAGGTATTTATATATTATGAGAATGGTAATTAACGAAAAACAATTAAAATTGATAGTGTCAACTGAAAATCAAGAACTTGAAGAACAGGGGGATGTTGCTAGTGAACCGTCGCCAGGTACGTCAGGCACCCAAGCTGGTGGTCAAGGATACCCTGAGGTTGGTAAATGGGAAACTGGTATAGAAAGAGGTCCCGCCAATCAAATTGGGGTTACAAAGTGGGCTGATATTGTTGGTGCTAATTTAAAAAGAGGTAAGGCTAATCCATTAAAATAAGAAATTACGGATATTTATATAGAAATAAAAAAAAAATAATGGTTTATCAAACAAGAAATATAGTAACGGAATCTGAAAGGAATAGAATCAGCTCAATACATGGATTTGTACCAAAAAAACGTGATTATATATTTGAAGCGTGTGTTACGGTTGATGGAAGATATTTTGTTATACAAGACGAAGTATTTGACATACAAGAACAAAGAACAATAGGAAACCTTTGGGGTTCATTAGATGTGTTTAAAACAATTTTTGAAAGTATAAAATTAGAAGATGAAGGTTATTCACAAATAAGAGAAAACATTCTCTCTTTACCAATATTAGAATCACAACAAAACCTTTATGGTTTAAGAGACATATTACTTGAATTTGAATTTTTACAAGACACTTGGTTAGGTAGACAATTTAAAAAGGCCGGAGATAGTACTGCAGATTTTCTTAAAACATCATATGAAGGTGTAAAGAAATTTGGACTTGCAGTTTCTCAGGGAGAATGGATGGGTATTTTAAAATTATTAGGTCAGGGTGTAAAGTATGTTTTAAGAAAATTAAAAGACGCTCTATATAGTAATTTGGGTATGATTGTGGATGCAATTTTAATTGCAACGGGTGTTGGTGCCGGTGCCGCAAAAATTGCTTGGGGAATGGTTGTTGCATTAGATGCTTACCAATTAATAAGTGACGATTGGCCAGAGGAAGAAAAGAATAACCCATTTTGGTTAAAATGTTTATTTTTTGGTTTTGATATATTAGGATTTGTAAGTGCGGCAGCCGCAGCTAAAGCAGCCAAAGCGGGGATAATGCCACTTAAATCAATTGCAAATAGTCCAGCAAGAATTGCACAATATTTTGAAAAAAACCCAAAAGTTAAAGGAATGATAACCTCAATGGTTGACGGAATTAAACAAGTTCCAGCCCTTTTACAATCAGTAATGAAAACACTTGCAACTAAATTTCCTAAAGGTGCCAGTTTTATTAACGGTATTTTAGGTGGATTAAAATCCATATCAACAAGATTTACTGAAAGTTTACAAAGATTATTGGGACAAACTGCAGGTACAGGAGCATCTGCCGGTGTGAAGACCACTGGTGTACTTTATGGTTTTGAGAAAGTAATTGGCGGACATGAAACTAAAGGTGCGAGTGTTGCTATGGACCCTAAGATAGCGGACCAATATGCTGAATTAGTTAGAACTAAATATAATGGTAAAGATCCATTTGATTAAATTTAATATTTATAATATATGAAAAATAATACAAACACAATTGACAGAATTAAATTAATGATGTCATATAATAATGAAAAAACATTAAATGAAAATTTAAATGCTTTAAAGTTGGTAAGTGAAGATGAGTCAACTGAGGTTGAAGAACAAAGACAACAAATTGCAAATAGATTTAAAAATGCCGCTACGGGAGCCAAGGAAACTGCTATAATTTCCGCAATGGGTAAAGAATTTAAATTGTCTGATAATGTTATCGCAACAGCATTAACAAAAGACCTTACTCAATTAACTAAAGAACTTGAAGATGCAATAAAGTTGGATTTGAAAAATGGAGTAAGAATATCAACAACAAATACATTGGGACCTGCAGCAAAGGAAGCCTCTAAATTAAAGGCAATGAAAGAAATGTCATTAAAAAGTAATGAATTAAAAGCATCAGGAAAAAATATAACAACTAAAGAAATTGATGATATAGTCTTAAGAGCACAAACCGAATCTAAAGAGATGGCTAGAAAATTAGAAACGGGTGTTGTTAGTAAAGAAGGAAAAAAAGCGGCTAATCAAACAAAGAAAATTGCAGATTTAGAAGCGAAGATTAAACAATTAGAAACTGTTAAAACACCTCAACAAGCAGAAGCCGCAATTAAAAATGAGGTTAACATTACCATGACTCAGGGAGGTTCGGCAGGAACACAAGCAGGAGCCGCAGTAACACATGCTGAAGTACAAGCAATTAAAGAAATTGCGCCAGAAGCTAAAGTTGTTGCTCAAGAATCCAAAGCCATTGTTGAAACAATGAAACCTTCTAAATGGCAAAAGTTTAAAGCAATTGCCGGTAGATTAAGTCCAAAATATTGGATTATGTTAGGTTTAGCTGGTGTAGGTGGTTGGTATCTTTGGAAATTTTTTAAAGGTGGAACAACAAAACCTGGAGATCAATTATTTGGTAAATGTCTAGATGATGTTATTGATGATACCGGAACAACAATTAGAAATACAACGGGCGGAGATCCAGTAGTACAAGTTACAAAAACAGGTAATTCTGAATATGATGGAAAGGGTGGTTTATGGTTTTACAATAACGGTAGAGTATTCATGAAGGATCAATCAAAAAGAGGTAGATGGTCTTGTAAAGGTACACAAACAGTAATTGCAGAACAAGGAGATGGTAATCCAAATACAGGTATTGGTAACATTAATATTACTTGGGATGGTGAAACCGCACCTGTTGATGGTGGCGGAGGTTCTGGAAGTGGAGGTTCTGGAAGTTCAAATCCAAACTATCAAGATTGTTCAACAAAAGATTTTCCGTTTGAATTTGGATGTATTTCACCAAAAATTGCAGAAATACAAAAATGTTTAGGTATCACACCACAAAAAGGTTATTTTGGACCTAAGACTAAAAAAGGTTTAGAAGATTTACAATATAATTTATCTGGTGGTATTACAAAAGAAACATATGATAAGATTATTTCAGCTTGTAATCCAGTAACAGGATCTACAACGGGTACAACCACGGGTTCTACAACAGGTTCTACCGCTTCAGTAACGGGTACAACTACAGGTTCTACAACTGGTAACACAACAACAGCACCTATAACACCTCCAGCAGTACCTGCCGAACCTGTATACGATAGAAACAGATTACAAGAATTATTGGCTAGTAAAAATTTAGTTAAAAAACGTAATGGTGTTATTGTTAAATGGAAAGGTCCTGAATTAGAAGGTAACGACTATTACATCTTAGATAAATATTTGAAAGACCAAGGTTATATTCAAAAGAAACAAAGAGAAACTGGAGATAGAGACGATGAAGATGTAACAATGAAATATAAGTGGAAATTACAAGGAGAAGAATAATATGAAAGATATTAAAAAAATAGTAAGTGAAACCCTCTCAAAGAAGCATTCTATAAACGAATCCTTTGAGAGGATTTTTCTAAATGAAAATGATGAGGATAAATTTGGTTTAACCATACAATATTTGGGTAAATTGATAGATGAGGGATATGACAATGAACAAATAGAAGGTGTGGTAAATGAACAATTTGATTGGTTAAAAAAACTATTCACACCAAACAAACAAAATCCACAAGATGCATCTACAAGAAGTGGTATTTTAGATAAAGTAGGTGGTGGGGCCATTTCACAATTTAAAGAATATGCAATAACAACATTATTAAACCTAATAGGGTTTAAAGGTCCGTTAGTGAGTGCAATGGCAACTGCAATGAGTGAAATGACATTAAGTGATTTAATTGCTGTCTTTAGAGATAAACAAAGTTGTTCATATCATGGTAGTACTGTTGCTGATGCGTTATCAGAATCATTAGTGGTATATATTATTTCATCAAGTACTGAAGAAGATTCAATGGCTGCGAATTTCTTAAGAAATACGGTATTTGAATACATAAAATCAAGTCAATTTGGTGAAATGTTAGCAAATGCTGTTTGTAATGTTGCATATAAAACAAAATCATCAATTATTTCAAACATTAATGAATAATAAGATATTTATATGTAGAGTTTAATTGGTTTGGTCGCCATTAAACGATAATACTTATAAACGAAAAGGAGGTGTTTCAAATCTCGACAAAGGGTCTTCGGACCTTTTGCTCGTTAATAGAGACACCAAACAAAAAACCCATCCGAAGATGGGTTTATGGTGGAGGTGACGGGACTCGAACCCGTGTCTTTCCTGTTCAACAATAAATGACTACACGTTTATTCTATTAGTTCATAACAGACAAATAGAAGGTTAATTACAGGAAACCATCAATACTGTTCCTAACCGGATTTTCAAGAGCCGTCAGATTTGCTCCAACACTCTTCGGGTGGTGTTACACCTTGAAGGCTTCTGTTCCTAGGTTACATGCCAGTCGACCCGATTGTAGTTTCGCCTTAGGCTACTGCTACGTTAGAAGTTGCAAGTAAACCTGCAATTTCCATGTTGTTATAAACGTTGCCGTCTAGAATTTTCCACCATAGATTTAAGTCATAGATGAAGTCTGACTACGTGCCACTTACCCCTGATACCTGAAATCAATGCCAAGCACCCCCGTAATAAATAGAATACAAATGTAGATGAGAAAGGGTTAAAAAACAAATTTTAACCCTTAAATTTAATTATGTGTGATAATTTACTTCTTAGCGGCTGGTTTTCTTCCTTTGCGAGAACCACCTTTAGTTGCGTTTACAACATCTTTAGATTGCTTAACAACTTTTTTAGCGGCTTCAGCAACATCCTTAGTTTCTTCAACTACTCTTTTTACTCTTTCCTTAACCACTTTAGCAACTTCTTTAACTTCCGCCAATTTTTCTTCAACCGCATCTGGAATGTTATTACCATCTTTGTCTTCGATTTTACCTGATTTCATTAGGAAAAATACTACCGCTCCAGCCACAACCAAAGCCAATAAAATTAAAAGTACTGTCATCATAATTGTTTGTTTTATATATAAATATCCGTTATTGTGCTAAAATCAATTAACCCTTAAAGGGAAGTGTTTTTCGTATAATGCCTCAAAAAACAACTTATTTTTTTCCCATTGTTTATTTACCATACCAATGGATTTATGTGTTACCATTATTTTAGTGGTAACCCCAACTTTAATCCCATCTAAATGGTTGTCAACACAAAACGGTAAATCATAGAAATGGAACCCTGTAAATTCTTCATTAAACTTATGTTTAATTCTATCTTTATGAACCATAATAAATAACCCATCAACAATAACCACTTCTTTTGGTTTGTCACCAAATGATTGTTTTGAGTAGTGATTTACATGTCTTTTACCTTGATGTTCATGACCAACAACACCATACATAGATTCTTTATCCTGCCACCACATTCCACTCATTAAATTATTAGTACCGGCCAATCCTATTATGCCATATTCAGGATTCTCCTCAAATAATCTAATAACTTTTGGTGTGATATTAGGGGTTTCCAAAATAAGATCGTCATGCATAAACACCACAATATCATTTTCGGAATCTTGTAATCCTAAATTATAAATTTTGGGTAATGAATCCACACCATCATTCTCATAAATTAATATTTGAGTTTTAGGGTGTGAAAACATTTTCTCAACGTGTTTTAAATACGTATCATCTATTTTTCGTGTTGAAATGACAACACTAATTGGTCCATTATATTTCGACATGAGTTGCAATTATTTCACCATAAACTTCTTGTAAGTCTATGATTATTGGTTTATTTATTGGTTCGTATTTTGAGTTACAAGTTGATGCATTTACGAATAATGTTTTATTACCGAGCTCAACACCATAACCTTCGTGAATATGACCAAATACACTTACTAATGGATTTATTTCTTCTATTCTATTTCGTAACAACTCACAACCTACGTTTGTATTTGGTTGTCGCCAATTATTAACTAAATCTCCGTATCCATTTGGTGGTCCATGTGTTATTAATACATCAGTATCTTCTGAAATCATATTCCACTTTTCTTGTAACTCAACCCCAAATCTTGGTAAGTTAAAAGCCCAATCATAAAAATTTGGTTGCCAAGGACTTCCGTAGATTTTAATTGGTCTTGAAAATTCAGGTGACTCAATAGTCATAAAATTATCTTCCAAATAAGTCACATTGGATTGAGATAGATTTTCAGGAGTCATTAGATTGTTTAACCAATCGTAGTCGCCTTTATGGTGCGGTTGATTAACCCGCTCAAAACAGAAATCGTGATTACCCGAAATAAAAATTTTAGAGTCAAACCCTTCTATGTTTTGAAACCAATGAATAAATTCTGTCACATCTCTTTCTCCACCTCTATTTGATAAATCACCCGCATGTATTAACACATCACCTTGTGGTAATTCGTGGGTCATACCTCTATGTAAGGCATGTGTGTCGGATATACAAACTATTCTCATAATATCAAATATAAGTAAAATTTATTTAAAAGCAAAAAAAAAGTCAGAATAAATCTGACTAATCTTTTTTGGGCCGAACGGTTTTAAAACGTTCCAATTCCACCACTTTGTTTTACTAAACAAAGAAAATAAAACACTGAGAATACATGTCTTAATAATTGACTTAGGGACATTATTTGTTTCTTCCCTTTTCCACTACCTTTTGAGTAGTACCAATCAGCGGCGGTCAATTAGATTAACCAATCCTTGAGTCGTTATATACTCTTTTAATACTCATTACTCATCAAAGATGCCTCCCTGATTCAACCTTGCGGGTTTAGAGAACTTTTTTAAAAATCACATTGGGCTTGAGACCCTTTGTGGCCGTGAACCCCTCACGACTATGTAGCCACCTGTCTACAACGACTGACGAACACTTCTTCTTGTATGATTTTAAGTTGTTAAACCAAAATTAACAAAATT